CTGATGGATCTGCTTCTTTAGTCTGTCCATTGATACTCCATGTGCAAGTGCCATAGATTGGTTTTACTATGACATGGTAGTCATGATTGTGTGGATCAAAACTTGCTCTATTGAAAACAGTTCCAGCACTCAAGTACATATTAGCATTAGTTTCTGATCCCTTGTATTCAAATAATTTTTGATCAAGAGATCTAAGATCTGATGTCAGATCCATGACGTTACTTAAGAGACTAGTGAACCCCAGATCAAATAACCTCTTCCATTGATCGTAGATTATGAAACCTCTGGAATCAAAGAATCCATTAGATTTTCTCTGGCACTGATTGATGACTTCAAGAGATGGTTCTGGCCATCTATATTTTATTTGAAGCAGATCAAGAATACCTTCTTCATCTAAATTTATTTTATGTGATTGTATGATTTCTGCCGCCTCTTGAAGATACGGCATATGATCGGGAACAGGTGGTTTCTGCCACTGTTGATAACTATTCAATATCCTCTCTCCATTCTTCGTAGAAAGCTACCGCTTCCTCATAGGCGCCTTGATCGTACAGGTCATGAATCCTGTCGATGATATAATCTTGTGTAAGTTTCTCCTCTTCATAATCTTGAGTGAATTGGAAGAGATCGGATTGAAATGAGGGGTCAAGCATCGAAATAGTCCTTTCGGTAGTAACGTCCTAGAACATTAGAATTATAGTAGGCAGGCTCTCCATTGTCAAGAGCCTCAGTCAAAACGTTATTTAGAAAGAGTTGTCTGGTCTCCTCATAATTTGTTCTTCCGAGGGTTCTATGTAGGGATATGATCTCTCTGGAAAAATTGGTCTTTCCATATTCGGATACGTCGGCTTTGAGCTCGGGGGATGATCCATAATATTTCTTCCAGTCTGACTCAGAGGTAACTCGTCTCTTACCTCCCTTAGGCTTTCGTTTCTGTACGAAATATTTTCTACCGATGTACTTCTTGCCTGTTGTCTTATTAGTAATGAGGTAGACGTAACCGAAGAAATCGCCAATGTCGTCAGAAGTAAAAGGTTTACCCTCATATAGCCAGGGGTTTTCGTAAACTCCTCCTTCAACCATTTCATCATTTTCATATCTTCACACTATGTATATGAGGTCTCTGATCCTGTTGTACCCACCAGTGCATCGAGCAAACATACAACGTTTGGAACAACACTAGGGATAATATAATTACTACGTTCGACCATTGAATTGTCATTTGAGTTTGCTCCATGTATCTTCCCAACCTTTCACTTCAATAACCTGACCCAATCTATTTCCAATGATCTTATCTGCCAGTGGTCTATCATTACCGTGTTCATCCATTCTATCACCAAAGAATGCTACATCACCATCCATGAAGTCTCTAACAATTTGACTCTTATCACTTCCCTTACTTGAAATGTCCACACCTGTTTGTCCACCAACAAAAGCATAGAGTTCTGGGAACTGTTTGTTAAATCTATTTGCTATCTCTACTCTTTCTTTCTTTATATCATCCCAATCACAATACACCTGTCTCTCTACCAGAGTCGCACCTCTACCTACGATACTAAAATTGACACATCCAGGCCTCTCCTCAATGTGTGTTCCAGTTCTTACTGGAAATGTACTATTGTGTAGTTCCTCTGTGAGAAACTCTCTTGCTTCTTCTGGAAGTTCCCACGGATTTGTATATACTCTAATATCACCTTCGTACACATCATTGCCAGCACAATTATACACCCTCTTACAATTACAGTAGAGAAGGTGCGTAATTTGTTCTATAGTTTTCTCTCTATTACTTCCTGTGACGAGATATACTTCGTTCGCTAGAACAAAACTGTTGAAGAATATCAGAAAATCAGGATCAATTTTTTGTCGGCTGGGAGTAAGAGTCCCATCGACATCAAAAATGTATTTTGTCACGAATTACAAAAGGTTACATACACTAGTATAACCTATTTCCTCAGTTTGTCAAGCATCTCCTCCGTTGGATCCACCATTGCCACCATGAGACCCGCCATTGCCATTACCGTTACCATTACCACCATTGCTACCATTACCGTTCTTTCCTTTAGTTTCTTCTGATTCGTTTTCTGGTTTTAACATTCCACCATATCCTACACGATATCCTTTGGGAATGGGACGACATTTCTTCATATCATTACAATAGTATTCACCTTCGCCACACTTTTTCTTCTCTTCATCTATTTCATTCTTTCTTACATACTCCTTTCCGCCAGCCCCTATGTCAGTTACCTTAACTTTGATCTTTGATGGATCTTTAAGTTTAACTTTAACCATTGGTTTCTTTCCCTCACTGATGCCTGCTTTCCTTAATCTACTTGCCTGACTAGAGTGCATCTTTACTGCAGCATCTAATTCTTTGGCAATCTTTTTAACACCTTTAGGAACTTCTTTTGTTTCAATTACAGGAGTATACTCATCCTTTAGATGATCTGGAATGATATCAGAGACATACTTTTGATGTTCTTTTCTCTGTAGGAGTCTCCTCCCTCTAGCACCAGCATCCATAGCTTTCATAGGCTGTTTCAATACTGCCTTTTTTCTTTTGACTGCCGCCACCATACCACCAAGTTTCTCAGAAATCAACTCACCTGTCTCTGGTTCGTAACCACAGTTCCATGCTCTAAGAGACTTATTGATTCTAGAATCAGGATCTCTTGCAGTCTTAGCTGAGGTAAGTTTCTTTTTCATACCTTTCATTCTTGCACAGAATGATGCTCTTCTCTTGTTACCTTTCTTTTTACTGGGTGCTTTTAGATCTGAGCCTGGGTTCTCACGTTCGTAAGACTTACGACCCTTCTCATTCAAACCACCTGACTTGTTCTTACCAGCCTTTCTTGTCCATGCTGCAGCCTCTGTCATAGAAATATCAGGAGTGTAGTCTGCTGCAAGATTTCTATAGTCTGGTTCACCCTTCTTTACTGTTCCCTTTTTCTTTGCCATGTTGGCAGGGTCTTTTGGTTCTTCTTTTGGTTTGCTCCTTGTAGGATCAATAGAACCCTCAGTAAATTTTACAGGACTTGAGACAGTTCCCTTTCCATCAACGTATCTTGTGACTCTAGGGTTCTTTTCATCATCATTTCTAAAATCCTTATGTGTCTTCTTCCATTTTTTCCTTGACATCTCAACAGTTTCTTTCAACTTTTTCTTTCTAGACAACATAATATCTTGCAATCTATTTTTCTTAGAGATTGCAATAGCAGCCTGTTGTGCTGGATTTTTTGCCTCATCAATAGGGTCAGCAGTGAATGTACTGATGTTACTCTTCTTCTTATCGTTCTCTAATTTTACTTTGTCTTGTTTGTATTTTGGTTTTGATTCAACCTTTTTTGGTTGATTACCACCAGAACCATCTAGTCCTTTAGATCTCATCGCTCTTGCGATTGCACCACCAGGCCTACCTCTTGAGTACTCAGGAGATCTCTCCTTACCCTCACCCATCATTTTAGGACCGCCTGCTTTCTTCTCTGCAACTTTCTTCTCATTAGGATTCTCATTGCCTATGGCAAGATTCCTCATCTTCTGTTTCTTCTGTGCATCCTTATGCTTCTTAGGATCAATCTCAAAGCTATCGTTAATCTGAGTAGTAGGATTTAGATTTTCTTTCTTCGCTTTTTCTTGTCTCCTCTTCTTTTCTTTCTGTATTCTCTTTAACATAAACTTATTAGATGGCATACTCTGATCCATCTTACTAAACTTATCGTGAAGTCTATCTAAGTTGATATCAGTCTGTCTGTGCATCTTAGCATCCTCTAAGATAGCAGCGAATTGTTCTTTTGTGAGTTTGCCAGTTTTCACGATCTTGTTACCTACAGGATACTTAAGGTCTTTTTTCTTTTCTGGATAATATTTATCAGTAAACCTAGATCTGTTACCAGATTCTACTTGTTTCTTTGCAGTTTTCTTTTCCACTCTGATCTTAGCAGCGTCTTTGTAAGACATATCAGGATGGTCTTCGTGTCTGTCAGGATGATTAGGATGATCCTTAGATACCTTCTCTTCGTTCACCTTTTTCTTTTTATCCGTACTAACATATGTAGGTTTTGCTGCATTTTTCTTAGACTGTTGGCCTGGATCTGCTGCCTTCTTTCTTCTCTGAGCAGAGAGTCTTTCTGCCTTTGTCATTGACGCTCTTTTCTTTGATGATACACACTTAGGAGTACCCTCGCCTGGCTCATCACTAGCACAAGTTCCACCTGTAACTACATTGACCCAACCACCTTTACCATCTTTTGATTTAGATTTACCAAACCAAGCACGGAGGCCTTCTTCTGTGGTTAGTGTTCTAGATCTTTTTGGGAGGGAAGATTTAATATTTTTACCAGCACCCTTTATAGGTTTAGTGACTGTCCCTAGTGCCTTGTCCACTTTTTTACCCATATCACCACCAGCTCTTGTACCAACTATATCACCACCAAGACCACCAGCAATTCCACCTAAAGGCCCTCCAGCAGCTGTACCAGCTGCACCACCAGCGATACCACCACTAATTCCACCTACAACTCTACCTGCTTTTTCAAATTTACCTGGCTTTTCAGACTTTTTATAAGTCAATGCTCCAATCAAGGTAGGAGATTCTTGTACTGGTGTCTTAGGAATCACGACAGGTTCAAACATCTTCTTCTTAGCCCAGTCATCTGGAACCATAAGATGTTTTGCTTTAAATTGCATGTGCAAGAGAGTGGTGTCGATACCATTTCGTGAAGCAATTCTTTTCATCAGGTCATCAACCTCACCGTAGGATGGATAGTCTAATTTTACTAGACCATCTTCCAATTCCTTGACGTAATCTTCGTTAAATGATTCTTTTGTCACTTTTTTCTCAGGTAAACCTTTATGTTTAGTAGATGCAAAATCTTTCACATCTTTTTTCTTCATGCTGGAAGCAGCTCTTTGAACCTCAGGCGACGTTTTCCCCTTCGGGAGAGTGCCTTTTTGAGCCGCTCGAACAATTCCCATGAACCTTTGTTGTTTTTTTGAGACTGATGGCATGTCAAGTACCTAACCCCCTACCAGATTTCATGTTTTCTTTACTACCATATCTAGCTCTTGTTTCTACATACCCTTTCGTATCATCACCGTAACCCATCTCTTTGGCATCTTTCTTAAGTTGTTGGTTTGCCTTATGTTGTTTGAGATACTTACCTTCACCATCAGTCTTCTGACCTTTGACTTTCTTCTGTTGATTACTACCACTTCTCATGATAGCACCCTTACCATACTGTGCTGTAATGGATTTCTTTACTGCATCCAGTACAGAGTCCTTAGCTTTAGATGATGGTTTCTTAGTTCCACCTTTGTCATATCCCATCTCTTTCTTGAGACGAGTGGCCTCTTGGAAGTCTTGAAAATTCTTCATTTCTTTTTACCCAAGTCTTTGATAGATCCTTTGCCTTGTACTATTTTAGATTGATACCTACCCATCTCTGGATCTTCATAACCTTTACGATAGTTTTGAGGTGTACCTCTACCAGTTTTGTTTCTGTTTGGTTTGTCACTAGGAATAGACTTTCTTATCATCTTTTCGTAGGATCTGTTTGTCTTTCCTCCTGTCTTTCTCATCTTAAACATTGATTCATCATTACTTCTACCCAACTTATCTGCAACTTTCTTACTTATACCTCTGTCTTCATTACCTTCACCAGCACCAGCATTGTAAGCAGTCATTCTATTCTCATCGAGTGAGGATAGTTCATCTCTCCAATTAGAGAAACTACTCATTTGAATTTGTGCTACCTTTTGTTGTAACTTTGTATCTTGTTTGTTGTCTTTTTTGATTAACTTGTTAACCAATGCTCTTTTTGCGAGTTGTGTTTGTTTCGCTTTTTGTAGTGCCTGTCTTTGTGCAGCATTTTTGATTGGGTTAGCCATAGCCATTTCATTGACATCATCCTGTGGCTGTGGTATCTGTTTTCTTACCTTCTCACCACCTTTTCTTACAGCAGCGGCAGCAGCTTCTCCAGCAGCATTTATTGCTTGGTTCTTCAGTTCCTGTCCACCATATTTGATACCTTGCTTGACTATCTTACCACCTGTCTTTCCACCTACCTTGATCCCTGCTCGCACAGCCTGTTTAGTAAGACCACTAACTAAATTCTCATTAACATTATTAGCATGCTTCTTCACTAAATTGTCCTTACCCACTCTTAAAGCAGCACCAATAGTCTTACCGACTGCCTTGTTGAAGTCTTGTTTATTTTGATTGACTGTTGTTTTAATAGGAGCAGCTTGTTCTTTCACTGCTTCTTTCTTCTCTGCTTCTTTCTTCTTCAGTGCTACCTTACGGAATGTTAAATCAGTCCTTGCACCAGAAGTCATACGACCTTGACCTTCAGGTTTTTTAGAACCGCCAGCAGGATTAGGACCAGTACCCCTCATGCTACGGGAAGAGTATGAAGCACCACTTCCTTTGGAGTCACCAGAAACCATCTTACCAGCATCAGATCTGCTGTCCTGATACTGTTTCTCAGTCTGACCGTGCTTTCCTTGATAGATTTCATCAATACTATAATCAACTTCTTCTTTCTTAGAACTGTTACCCCAGTTCTT